AGAATTCAATCTTCTTAAAGATAGATGCAGATATATTATTTTAGACGATACAATGGATATAAAAAATTATGAAGTTTATCAAGAAATAAAAATGAATCCTGATTTTTATCAAATAAAAATAGATAAACCAGAGGATAGAAACGGATGGGCAATAGTTCTGAAAATAAAATGAAGCTTAGTTTAGTAATTCGTGGCAGAGATAATTATAAAGGCAGAAATAATTATGAAAGTTCAATGTACATAAATGCCGGCAGGTATTGTATATACAGGCACATAAAAAATTTTCGTGAGTTAGGTCTTTCTAATGATGATGTAGAAATAGTATTTGTAGATTGGGGTAGTAATAATTCTATAAGAGAATTATTTGATATAGACGGATATGGTTTTATAAGGTATATTATTGTTCCAAAAGAAATAGCACAAAAATATAATCCAGAAACTGGATTTGATTTTGTTAGAAGTATAAATGTTGGACTTGTTAGAGCAAAAGGTGAAAATCTTTTACATATTGATATGGATACTTTTATGGAAACATCTTCTATGAAAAAACTGTGGTATTATCTTGACGATCCGGTTTGTAAAAATCGCCAGCATTATTTCAGAAGATTTGAAATAACACAAAAATGGTTTTCACAACTGTTTGGAAATCCAGATATAATACCAGGAAATCTTTCAAAAAAATATAATTTTCCAAAAAACTATAATGTAAAACCAAAAGATTTTACTGGAGACTCCGCTGCTGTAATGGTAAGTAAAGAAGCTTTACATATGGTTTGTGGATATGACGAAACTTTAGTGTATTGGGGATGGCAAGATTGGGATTTATTCAATAGACTATATTATAAAGGATACAAGGGGCACGAATTATATAATTCACATAAAGTCACTTTATTACATTTAGAACATAGTAGGTCAAATCCAATACCAAATAAAACACCAAATTTAGAACCACCAATAATATTCAATCCTACTGGACCAAATTGGGGATTGAAAAATATGGATTTTGAGGAAATAATTGTATGAGAAAACAATTTGTTAAAACTGTTGAAAAATTGATGGAGCAAGATCCTTCCATTGTAACGTTACTTGGGGATATTGGAATTTATGGTTTCAGAGAAGTTTTCAAAAAACATCCTGACAGGATCTACAACATTGGCATACTTGAACAATCAACTGTTTCCGTGATGTCTGGTTTATCAATAGTTGGATTCATTCCTATATTTCACACAATTGCCCCATTTATGGTTGAACGAGCATTAGAACAAATCAAATTGGACATAATATATCAAGATGTCATAGCTCAATTTGTATCGGTTGGTGGATCAGATGATTATCCAGCACTTGGTTATTCCCATCAATCACCAGGAGATATACAATGTCTTCTGTCTATCCCAAATCTTCATATACGAGTACCTGGTTCACCTAAAGAATTTGATGAAATGTTTTCCAAGTACTATAATAAACATTCTTGCTATTACCGATTGAGTGAAGAAGGACATGGATTTGATTTGGATACTTCCACAAATCTTATCAGAAAAACTATTACAAAAACAGTTATTTTGGTTGTTGGTCCATTGTTGAAAAATGTTATGGAGGCAACATCTGACTTTTCAAATGTGGATGTCATTTATTGCAATACAATTAGACCGTTTTCTTCGCTAAATACAGAAAAATGTTATGACAATATAATTGTGGTTTCTCCTTTTTATCAAGGAACAATGGCTGGTTTGATTACCGAAAAATTAGAAGGGAAAAAATACCGATTGTATGATTTATCTATTCCACAACCAATGGGTCAATATGAAGAA